CATCTCCAGGCGTAGAAGTAACGATTACAGACCAAAGTCAGTATTTACCCGCGCCTACAAATTCTGTCCCTCTTGTAGTATTAGCAACAGCGCAAAACAAAGCTGACGCTAGTGGTATAGGCGTCGCACAAGCTACAACAGCAGCTAATGCAAACAAACTATTTCAAGTAACAAGTCAACGTGATTTAGTAAACTTATACGGCTCACCGTTCTTCTACACAACTGCAAACGGTACTCCTATTCAAGGTTATGAATTAAATGAATATGGTCTATTAGCTGCATACAGTCTATTGGGTGTTACTAATCGTTGTTTCGTTTTACGTGCTGATATCGATTTGGCAAGCTTAGTTGGACAAACAGGTCGTCCAACTGGATTACCGGCAAATAACACATACTGGTTAGATACTACTACTAGTACTTGGGGTATTTACGAATTTAATCAAACTACTGGAAACTTCACATTACAAACTCCTATTGTCATAACTGACTCTAGTGATTTGTCAGGTGGTGTTCCTTTAGCTAGTATAGGTAATATTGGTGATTACGCAGTCGATGCAATACAAACTACTACATCTCCTACGGGTGAAACCCGAACATACTGGTATAAGAGTTCTGCTAATACATGGGGAGTATTAGGTACAAACATTTGGAGAAATGATATACCTACAGTGCAAGGCTCAACATCTAATCCTACGTTAAATACAGGAGATTCATTTACTATAAATGTATCAGGTGCTTGGACTGCTACTGTCACCGTACCTTCAGCACCTAACAATACAGTAGAAGGTCTTGCTAATGAAATTAATACACCTAACTATCAAGGTATAAGTGCTGACGTGCGTAATGGAAAATTGTGCCTATTTAGCAACCAAGTGTTAAGTACAACTAATTTACCGTTCCTGACATTAGCAGAAGCATCTGGAACACCGTTGGCAGATATGGGTGTTACTCCAAAAACGTATTATCAACCAGCATTGCAATATGGTACTAGTGCTCAAATGCCGTTGTGGACATCAAGTCAAACATTTCCTAGACCAACTGGATCTGTCTGGATTAAAGTTGGCGCAGCCGGTAATGGATTGAATCCAAAAATATCCCGTTTTAACGCAACTACCGCAGCATGGCAATTAAAGAACACAACTTTAAGCACCTCAGATTGGGCCATGACAAGTGTTTTAGATACTAGCGGAGGACAAGTTATTCCTGCAGGATCAATATATGGTCAATATTTCTATGATAATTCGTCACGTGTTGCACCGTTATATTTCTGGGAAAGATTAGCTACTGGCCCGACAATAATTACCGGTGATACTGTATCACCTGCGTTCAATAGTGGTCCATACTACATGAATGTGTATGTCAGTACACCTGGTTCATCTACATTGAGCAGTGCCTACAATTTTACGTTGAATGACAACACTGATGCTACTGATTTTATAACAGCTTGGGCAGCGGCAGGTATACCTTACACATCAGCAGCAATTAATACAGATGGTGCAATTGTGTTAACTCACACTGAAGGTGGCGAGATCGTTTTAGATGACACAGTTAACACATCATTTATTTCTGATGGTGTATCTAATAATTTAATTACTACTGCTGGTTTTGATATTGGTGTTACTACTGGTGTAAAATATGGTCCTGCAATATCTGCAATCTTCCCTGTAGCACCGCAAGCTAGTACAACTGGGGTTGGTAGTGGAGCTACATTTAATGTAATTTCTCAATATAACTTTTACACCTTAGCAGGAACTAATAATCGAGGGGTAACTAGTGGAGGCAGCGGCTATGTAGTTGGTGATACTATAACTATTGCAGGTACTAGCTTAGGTGGAGCGAGTCCTGCTAATGACTTGGAAGTGCGTGTAACATCTGTTTCTGCCGGCGCTGTAACAGCAGTTGCTATAACAGATGTCGCTAGTGGACCGACTGCAAAATACACGACTCAATTAAGTAATTGGGTAGAGTTCGCTTACGAATCAAATGAAGGCGAGCCTGCTATTGAACCTGTTGACAATACTAATTGGTTCTGGAGTGTTACTAATCAAGTTGACATTATGGTTCAAAAAGGTGGAGCATGGATAGGTTATAGAAATACAGCATATGATTCATCCGGTTTCCCTGCTGCTAGTGGAACAAACACCACTGATACAAACGGTCCTATAATTTCAGCAGCAGCTCCTACTGAACAATCAGATGGTACTCCATTGACATATGGTGATATTTGGATTGATACGAGCGATCTAGAAAACTATCCAGTGATATATCGCTGGCAGTTGTCAAGTGGTGTGGATCAATGGGTGTTGATTAACAATACTGACCAAGTTAGTTCTAGGGGTGTATTGTTTGCAGATGCACGTTGGGCTACATCAGGTTCAGTAAATGTCACAGATGATCCTATACCATCAATTGTAAGTTTGTTGTCAAGTAATTATCTCGACTTAGATGCACCTAGCCCAAGTCTATATCCTCAGGGTATGATGTTGTTTAACACACGCCGTTCAGGTTATAATGTTAAGCAGTTCCGTACTAACTATTTCAATGCAACAAATTTCCCAGGCGCATCATTGCCCAATGAAACAAATGCATGGGTAACAGTAAGTGGTAATCAGTCTAACGGCTCTCCTTTCATGGGTCGTAAAGCTCAACGAGCTATGGTTGTGCAAGCATTGCGTTCAGTAATCGATACAAACACTGCAATCCGTGATGAAGATAACTTCTTCAACTTGATAGCATCACCTAACTATCCAGAAATGCAACCTAATATGGTTGTATTGAATGCAGATCGTGGCGAAACAGCTTATATTATTGGTGATACCCCAATGGGTCTATCAGATAGTGCAACTGATATTCAAGCATGGGCTAACAATGACGCAGGTGCAACAAGTACAGGTGAGAATGGTTTAGTTACACGTAATACTTATTTGGGTCTATTCTATCCAAGTGGTATTGCTAATGACTTGTCAGGTAACGAAGTTGCTGTCCCTGCATCACACATGATGCTACGCACATTCTTACGTAACGACACAGTTGCTTATCCTTGGTTAGCAGCAGCTGGTACACGTAGAGGTACTATTGACAATGCATTGAACATTGGTTATTTAGATCGTACTACTGGTGAATTCCAAACAATTAAGACTCGCTTGGGTATTCGTGATGTGTTGTATATCAACTTTATCAACCCATTAGTGTTCTTCACTGGTGTTGGCCTATTGAACTATGGTAACAAGACAAGCTTCAACTCAAGCTCTGCATTAGATAGAACTAACGTTGCACGATTAGTTGCTTATATTCGTAGACAATTAACATTGGCAGCACGTCCGTTCGTATTTGAACCTAATGATTCATTGACAAGACAAGAAATTGCAGGTGTTATTGAAACATTATTTGTAGACTTGGTAGCAAAGCGTGGTATTTACGATTATCTAGTAGTATGTGATGATTCAAACAACACACCTGCTAGAATTGATAGAAATGAACTTTGGATTGATGTTGCAGTTGAGCCAGTCAAGGCAGCTGAATTCATTTACATCCCCGTTCGTGTTCTAAACACAGGTGAACTATCTGGAGCATAAATTGATACCCCGAAAGGGGTATCAAGCAAAAGATAAATAAAGATAATAGGAGAAATATAAAATGGCAACAGCCTCACAATCATTGTTCAACATGACCGTAGCGTCAGATAACGCTGGTGGAAATCAGGGCTTGTTGATGCCCAAACTACAATATAGATTTAGAGTTAACTTTTTAAATTTAGGTATTGGTCAAACTATCGAACTTACTAAACAAGTCGTTGACATTTCACGCCCTTCAGTAAGTTTTGGTGAAATTACATTACCGGTTTACAACTCTACAATGTATCTAGCAGGTCGTCACGAATGGCAAGCATTGACAGTTAACATCAGAGATGATGCAGGTGGACAAGTTTCAAAACTAGTAGGTCAACAATTGCAGAAGCAATTAGACTTTGTTGAACAAGCATCAGCGGCTACTGGTCAAGATTATAAGTTCCAAACAAACATTGAAATATTAGATGGTGGCAACGGTACTGCTGTTCCTTCCGTACTAGAGACATGGGAATGTTATGGATGTTTCATTCAGCAAGCAAACTACAACACATTGAACTATGGAACAAACGATGTTGTTACAATTTCGTTGACAATACGATTTGACAACGCAGTTCAATCTCCATTGACTTCAGGTGTTGGTACATCAGTTGGTCGTGCATTATCTGGATCAACTGGATTGACAACAGGTATTGGTTCTAATCAAGCCGCATAATCAGGTCATTATATAATGGCTGGATTCTTTGAGCAATTCGCAAAGGACGCTGTCGGAGGTTTCTTCGGCAGCGATTACCTACGTGATTACACACATGCTAGTAAAACGTTTAGACCTAATGCATATCAATATGCACCTAAGTTTAAATTCTTATTTCATGTATATTTTGAAATCAATCAAAATGCATATTCAAAGGGTTTGTCTACTGGTGCAAATTTTGGACTTGCAGTAAAAACA